TGACAAGTTGCCAAGCACCAGCAGCATCCGAACCAGTATCGCTGACTTTAACTTGTTGGCTAACTATAACTAATACTTTACTCGTGTTTAATGTAGGTGTAATTGCTAAAGATAAACCAGTATCGGTAAATGATGAACTAGATACTAAAGTAGATGTTGAATAAGTGCCACTTACAACCTGCAATACTTTTCCACCAGCAGGTGCAGCCCATTTTAATCCAAGCGCCTCTGTGGAATCGGCTGTTAATACTGTGTTATTTGCACCAATTGGAATACGTGCATCAACTGTAGAAAAACCATAAATATCGCCTTTAGTGGTTAGCGGTGATCCGCCACCTACTGCGACCCAAGCACTGCCGCTATATGTCAAAACTTGATTTGTGTCTTTCAAATAACACGCATTACCTTCTTGCGGTGATGTTACAGCTGCATCTCTAGCAGCGGCACTGGCAAACACCCATATACCTTGCATTAAGTAGCCATCAACATCGGCAGCGGTTAATACCTCGCCTGTAACAAAGTCCTTAAATCCTAATCCAGCGGCCATTATTTCTCCTTAGTAACTGAGCACATTATAGTCTAAAGTGCCGTATATATTGTTATTTAGAATCAGTGCATCGATGACTGGTTCAAGGGTCGTAAAGAAGACCCTAAAGCTGTTAGGTGTGATGGTGGTGGCTACGCCAAATATTTGCAAAGTGTTATCGAGGGTAGATCCGCCTGGCTGGGTAGTAACAATTCTGATCGGGTCAAAGAAGTCCAACTCTAAGGCTGCAATAATGCCTGTGTTGTAATTGTCTGTATATAAGTCTAACTCGATGCCATCGCATCTAACCTGGGTTTCGGCACGGCTAGCTACATAAGCCTGGGCATAATCTAGGGCTACAGCATCGGTCTGCATTAGCAGATCTTGTAGGTTGTAGCTGTGGATGAAATACTTGTCAATAGATGCTTGATTAATGGCTGTTTGTGGTGAGCCACCTGTGCGGCTAATTTGTGCTGAGTTAAAGATTAAGTCATCATCTAATTTCCACATAGCGTTGGCATATGCGATACCTGTGCCATCATCATTAAAGGTAGTTACTGTGCCACCGATTGATCCTGCCGTTACTGCTCTATCTTGAAATACAAACTCGCCGTCTGTGTTTACATATAGCGCCCCATATTCGGATGTCGCTACAGTGGTCATCGCATCAAGGGAAGTACGTGCTGTGCCAGGGTCAGCCTGCATAGTAGTCAAACCTGCATCAACATCACGCATAGTTGCTGGCCAATCAATCTGATCTAATATCTGGTTAATTCTTGTGCCTGATAAATTGCCAGCACTGGCACCTGTTACTGTAGATATTTGTGCGTTAGAAGCTAAGCGGAAGGCATCAACAGCTGTAATTGTAGTGTAGGCGACTTCTGTTGCATCCTTCGGTTGAGTATTAACGTATGAAGTAATAAACCCTGAGAATAGGCTGTAAGTGGTAGCACCATAAGTAGCAGAGATTTGTACCTTCTTCATAGGTGTCAGCAATTCGTAATATGGCCCAGACGGATTAGTCGGGTTAAAGTCTCCATTTTGATCTACTATGCGTAAAGTTAATTGCCCTGTTTGGAATTGATCTGCCAAAGCATTACGGCCTCGGCTAGTCTGTATTAAATTAACTTGATCTGATACATCAACAATTAAGGCTGCAGAATCTCCTAATATGTTCACGTCTAATATTCCAGTACCTAAGATCATAGCCTGAGCAAAACTTGGCCCAGTCGAGAAGTTAATTACTGCATTGATTGTTGGTACAGCCATTACTGAATAGTTCCCGCTGGTACTAACTTGTTGCCATATTTAAGATTTACTCTTACTAACTCGCCTATAGCAGATACTAATTTATCACTGCTAGCGTTTGGATCAAGGGTTAATGTAGCTGTAGTTTGTGCGGTAGCAGCGGCTGTGGCAGCAGTTTGTGCGCCCATATTAGTTACACCTTGTGGCAGTCTGGCAAACTCATCTGGCGCTATTTGATTACGGCCTCGGCCAGTTAATTCTCCTAAAGAATTAAACAGCGCTGGCATACCATTAGCCAAGAAATTTAAAGCACCTGCAGCTGTAGTGGCAGAAGTGGCCAAAGCGTTAGCGGCGGCTACAGCGCCTAACTCAGCATTATATTTCTTTGCTAAAGCCTCGTTATTATCTAGGATTGCTAACTGCGCTCTTAGGCGTAATTTAGTCTCTTCATCGGTAGCCTGGTTGAGCGCCAGCGTTAATCCTATGCGCTCTATATCAAACTTATCTTTAAGTTTATCTAATTCGGTTTTAGCCTTTAGATTAGCAATTTCTTGAGCCGATAGTCTATTTTTTTCTTTTAATAACTTGTTGGCTCGATCAATATCTTTGGTAGCGCTAGCGCCTAATGAGTAACTAAAATTAGATGTAGGTTTATCTCTATTAGATCCGCCAAAAGATGATAATGCGTTAAATATTGCTTGTGCGCCTTTGCCGCCTGGTTGTAGACGTAATAACAAATCTGCTAAACCACTAGAACCCACTTTAGATGCTAGGCCATTTACTTTGCTCACTAATAAACCGATACCATAAATCGCATCGCCAATAGATTTACCAAAACCTTCCATAGCATCGGTAGCGCTCTCAATGCTTTTATCTTTACCTAATACTGATAATGCATCTAATAATCCTTTGCCAATTTCTTCTGATGCGTTCTCTGCACCTACCTTTAGTAAATCCATCTTGCCTGCATAGGTATCTAATCTAGCTGCTGCTTGACCACTAAACTTCTGATTAAGTTCAGCCATGATCTTGTCCATGTCGCCAGTCTTAAGCGTGGCTTTACTTATGCCTGCACCTAACCTACTTAATCCTGCAGTGTTGCCAGAGTATGCACGTGTCAAAGCTGCGCTGACTGCTTCTACTGACTTACCTGTAGCAGCACTAATATTTAAAGCAGTTGCTAAAGCGTCTTGGCTTTGTGTAACAGATCCAGTAACTGTCAATAATTGTTGGAATGCTGGGCGCAGTTGATCGTCTAATACGCCAGTAGTCTTTTGTAAATTCGCTATGTAATACTCAACGCTTGGTGCGCTAAATGCAAAGCCAGTATTCTTAAGTTGTAACTCTAAGGCCTTGGCAGCCTTTTCATCGGCCATAAATGCAGATACAGCCTTCTTGCTGTAATTAAGTAATGCAGTAGCGCTGAACACTCCAGCAAATACTTTGCCAAAACTTTTAACTTGTTTTTCAAAAACTGATATTTCTTTTTTACCTTTTTTTAATCCTTTATTGTCAAAGGTGCTAAGTACCGATGCTACTATGGTTGGCACTATGACACTCCCCTACTCCGCATGCCCCTATAAAATCCTATAACTTCTTGCTGCTTTTCTAGTGGCATTTTTTTGTAATATGCGGTTATAGCATCGTTCAAGGCTTTTTGTATATCTGCATAGATTGGCCCTTGCTCTTTAGCCCATACTTTATACAAGGCCCTGCCTTTGTTTCTTCGACCTCTGCGCCCTACTGATCCAGATAATGTTGCATCAAATAACTGTGGTAATGCGTTGATAAATTCTGCGCTAGCGTTTGGATTTAATGATGCACCACCTGCTGTGCCTTGTGGGTTTTTTCTACCTGCCCATTCAAACACCATGCCTGCACGATTTTCATTAGATACATAATTGTAAACAGCGTAGCCGTTTCTATTCTTTTTATTAGGCCCTAGCTTATATTTAATGCCAGCTTTAGCTTGCCCTTGATCGTATGCTGGAAATGGTTTGCGTTGGCCTTCCATTGGCTCAGCTGTCTTTGTCCAACCACTTAATACGTTTGCGTTATCTGGGAACTCGTTTTTAGTTAAAGCAGCTACTCTAATCATTGGTGTCTTTAACCTAGCTTTAACATTGTCAAACGTGTCATCTTCAATTTCTCGTAGAGCTTTAAGGAATTGACTAACGCCGTTTACCACGACTGGCATTTTTGATCTCCTTAGCTCTGTCTGTCAATACCTGGATTATTGCTAGATACATTTCTGTATCCATATCAATAAACTCTCTAGGCGGTATTCCAGTCTCTACTGCTAATTGCGCAATAGTGTAAGCAATAGAATTCCGCTCAGTTATTTTTTTTCTTCGTCTAATACCTCGACAGTATCTAGAGTGTCTATAAACTCTGATCCCCATAAAGGTATTTGTGCGCCAGCCCTGCGTAAGCATTCATAAGCCAGCCAGAATATCTCTGTTTGACGTTCATGCTCACGCAAGACCTTGCTAATTCCTGATCCGTACTTTAACTCGAAAGCGTACTCAACACCTGGTGTGATCTTGTGTTCAGATACTTCACCATTAGCCCTTGTTATCTTTAGCTTTGCCATTGTTACTCCTTAGTTAAAATGCCACCGATGGTGACACTGTTACTGCGGAGTTTACTGTAAAGGACAGACTTGATGTTGCAACCTCAGCCACGCCACCTTGACCAATTGGGGTCAAGTTATTTACCAAGATTGAAAATTGGTAAGTTGGGTTTGTAGCTGATACGGCAGTGCCTTTAACAGTAATTACTGATACTGCTAAGGTCTTGCCAAATGCTGCGCTAAGTGTCTCATTTACTGAAGCAGCTGCCCAGTCATTGATAAAGTCTACGCTGAATGTTGCTGATTGTAGACCTGCAACAAACTTGTGAGCAGTGTCGCCCATAGCAGTTACTTCTAACTCATCTACGATCTGGTTAATTACGGCATTAGTTACGTATGAACTAATGTCGATTGAAGGTGTGGTTGGTGCCGCATTGGTAGCCAACTTAACACCTACGTTATTATTTAAATAGATTGCCATTGTTATTCCTCGTCTTTCTTAGTTTGTGCAGTTGGTTTTGGTGCGTCTTTAATTTGGCCTGTCTTAATTAAGAAGGCTAAGTCTTCTGATGTACTCATTTTAACTCCAGCTCGTTAGGATTGATACAGTGATTTCTGACGTTAATAAATCTCCACTAGCTGCGTTAGTTATAGCTGGAGCGGAGACACTTGATATGTTATAGACCAGGGCCGATGCCGCTAGTTTAGTTACTACTGCCACAATAAAATTTTCCATGCCTAGCAAGTTGCCTTGATTGTCAAATGCAGGTGTAGTTATTAAAATCTTAAAATTAGCCAAGGGTGCGATGCTTGTCTGGCTGTTATTGCTTGGCACGATATAAGGATCGCTAGGTGTTACAACCACGCTGTTTGCGAGCAAAGTTGCTGGCGGGAATGCAAAGGTAGACCATACTCCAGCGTTTGCTAAAGCGGTTGCTAGCGTGCCACGTAAGGTGCTTATTGCAGCCATTAGCCGACCAGTGAATTAGGACTTGAATACGGCTGGATGAGACCACGCACTCTGTTGATCAGCTGATAACCCATCCGATATGGGCTTGCAGAGATCCCATCCATACCTACCCCACCAGTCTGGCTAACTTGACGTGCTTGCCAGATGTCTACAGCTACGATCATCGCAGCCTCTCT